CAATCGTTCCCAGTTGAGCTTTCTTACCTGAAGTAGTTTGATGACCTAAAACATAGGTCATAAAATATTGCATCTGGCAGTACTCAAAATTATTATAACTAGAACTTCTTATGTATGTAACTAACATGTTATTCCTTAATTTTCATGATGCCGCCAACGATCTGTGGCCCATCCTCTTGTGACTCTGCAGGTTCAGTAGCTTCGATTACACTACCGAGCCAACCCCAGCTTTCAAGCACAGACATTATTTCTACATTAGTCTCGTGCAAAGTTAAATCCTTATTATCTACAACAGCGTCATAATTTTCTATGAGTTCGCTTTCGGCTTCACTACTGTGTCCATCGTCGTCAACACCTCTGGTGAGCCGAATAACTTTTCCTCCAGCCCTTTGTACGGCATCAACCTCATTTTGGAATCTGCAATCTGAAATGACAGCGATCAAAGGTTCTTCGGTGCGTATGTTTTTGACTGTATGTTCAGTCCAAATATCGGGATGAATTTTTCTGCAAACATCTGTTCCAAAATACTGCATGAATTCTCTAGCCGTCATCTTACCCTCGTTATCGCCTTCATATCCGGGCATATCCTCCCAGCGAAACCAAGTCAACGTGTTCTTGTCTACATCTGTACCATAGCACTGAGCTCGACTAAGACCAAACAATCCACTACAAATTTCTTTAAGAGCGCCTGCAAAAGAATAGTGCTTGATGAAAGGCCAAATGTTTTCAGCCGCCCATAACCCAAAGTCTAAGTCTGTTCTAGTAACATCCAAAACACCTTTGTTTGTTTGGTCAGAACCATCAGCATCAGTAGAGATAGTATCTACTATTAGTCTTCCTTCTTCATCAATTGCAAAGTCTTTAACAATGTTGTAAGACCTCATTTGATACCCGTGTAAGAAAGAGCAAGCTGAATTTTTACCAGACTGTTTTCTGCCAGCAAACGCCAAAATTCTTGTCATCTATAAAACTCCCTGTAACTTATTAATAATTTGATCTTGTATTTGTTCGACTGTCATATCTCCCACGTCCTTCTGGTCGATTTCTGGTCGGTAGTAATTGAATCGTCTTCCGCATCTTTTTAGTATTTGCTTTGCTGCTTTTTGACCAGCCTCATCGTAGTCTGTTAGTATAACTACGTTTCTGGCTCCGCTTCTTTCTATTAGAATAAGCTGATCCTCACTTAGACTAGCGCCAAAAATGCCGACCGTATTGGTAACGCCAGCCTCATGCATTCGCCACACATCACCCTGACCTTCTACTAAAACAATAGTGCCTTTTTTCATTATATCATCTTTAGCCACATTGTACCCATACAAATACGAACTTTTCTTGAACCCTTTGCTATGCAGCCATTTTGGTTTCATGTTTTGGTAAACAGCTCTGCCTATACATGCTACATATTTATTATTTTCATCATAAATCGGAACCACAACACGGCCAGACATTGGCTTACCCCTACCCATGCACATGCCAATATCAAATTTCTCTAGGGTTTCTGGTTCATATCCTCGATCAATATAATATTTAGATGGTATGTCAAGCTTGTCAACTATTGTCTCTCTATCTACAGACTGCTCGTGTCGCACAGGCTCTCTCTGAAAAACCTCAAGTATCTTTACTACACTATAGTTTTCTACTGGCTGTTCAAATTCTATAGTTTCTGGATCTAATCCCAAGAACTTACTACAAAAATAGAATGTTTCCAACACTCCAACTTCTCGGGCTTTTCTATTTGTTAGCAAACCTCTGACAAAACCAAAAGTATTCTTTCCATAGTCTTCATGACAATTAGCAGTCCAGCAATTCCAATTACCTTTAGAGCTTACCCCGTCCGTAAATATAGAACAGCCTTCGGGATTATCGCCACCATGAATTGGACACGGGAAGGCCAACCTGTTTGGGTACTCAATGTAATCAATTTCAAAGTATTTTAGCAAGTCTTCAACTCTAGTCGAGAGCTGGTTAGACACTGCTAAGATCTGTTGATTCGTTAGTCGTTTGTTCAAAACCATCATCCTTAATTTTACTTGTTTTATGGGCTTCATTTCTTGTTTGCCCTTCTACAAGTTTACCAAATTTACCAAACATGTTCATATTTATATAGTCTCCGTCATCTAATCCGGCTCCATGACGAGCTACAATCGGTACTAGCTTTCTATTGCCATGATCTTCGCCGTCATCCGCCATCTCTTCATCTGACTTCATCTTAAATATTGTGAAGCTAGTACATAACCATATAAGCCTATCAGACCCACTAACGACATCTGTAGACTCCTTAGTAATACCATCTCTATTTAGCTGCACAAAACTCAAACAGGGCACATCATGCTTCACACAGAAGTTATGTAGTTGTGTGATCTGAAAGCCCAACACTTGAAACTCCTGCATAGAATTAGAAATACTAGCGGAGTTCATTAATTTCAAATAGTCATAAATAATAATACAATCATTTGTTCTGCCATTTTCATCAAACCCAACTTCTTGATGAATCCATTTTCTCATAATCGCAAGTATATTTTCAAAAGGCTGACCAGCAATACTAACATAATGATATGGGATATTCTGAAGCTCTTCAGCGGCTTTCTCTACTTTCTCAATGTCTAGATCATTATTAGCGAACTTGCCGCTCGCCAGCTTGTTTATTTCAACACCACTGACATTCGCAAGCATACGATTAAGATGATCTTCTTTAGACATTTCTGTATCGAGCATCAAGACTGGTATGTTTAGATTTCTGGAGACATGCATCGCTACAGCGTCACCAAACATTGACTTACCGACTTTAGGTCTTGCAGCAACAAGATCCACACACTTTCTACGGATTCCTCCGCCGATAGCCTCATCAAAACGAGGAAAGCCAGTGCTGATGCCCAACATTTCATTTTGATTCTCTTTTAAGAACTCAACATATTCGCTGACATCTTCACCAATGATCTTGGGCTTGTTGTCTGAGCCTTGATATATTTTGGATGTCGCATCTAAAATGGGAGTCTCAATCAAAGAGATGATTTCAGTGATGTCTTCATCACCATTAATTTTGTCAACCTCCAGTGAGCATTTAGCCAAAGTCTTCTTAACATCGCGAGCTATCTTCAGCTTCGCTAATTTTGCTCCGTTGACAGGAATGTTATCTTCTAAAATCGGAGTGTCAAATAAGTATCTTAAGTATCCAGCCTCTTCTTTGATTACATCATAATGATTGAGCTGGTTTGCAGCAGATAGTAGCGAAGAAAGTTCTGCCTTCTGCGTTGACTCAAGAGACTTCTTCAGGCAATCAAAGATAACTTGGTTGGTCTGATCCATAAAATACTCGGTGGTGATATATTCAACCTCAAGCATTGCGTCAATTCCATACTGACATAGACCAGCAAGCACAGCAGATTCAGCCGCTGCGTCTTCTAATTTATTTTCATTTTGTTTAATTCGTACCATAATAACCCCATATTGGCCATAGCATAAGAAAACCACATGAGTGCATGTGGGTAATCTTTTTGCTTTATACATGATCCGCATACAATTACATACATTGCAGCGGAAACAGCGATAGCTGTTATGCCTAAATTCATTTACATTCCTCTAAAGATATAGAACCCCATACAAATGGTAGCGCTTAAAAATATACCAAGTAGAAAATCTTTCCATTCTAAAGTTAATGTCTTTTTCATTATCCAAAAAATCCTTTGATCTTAGTTAGAATATCACCACCTCCAAAACCACCTTTGAAGATAACTAGGTATGCTACTATAGCACCAGCTATAATAAAAAACAACCACTTTCTCTTAGATGCGACAGCATAAATCTTCTCTTTTACTGCATTGATCTTCTCTAATCGGTAGTTTCGCTTCTGTTCAACTTTTTCTTTTCGATCCTCTTTGCGATCTTCCTTTGCTTCTCGTCTAGTTTCTCCTCTAGTCCTATCCTCTTGTGGAGTCGAGGCATCTTCAATAACTTCTTCTTTATTCGCTGCCGCTTTTCTTTCGGCAATAATTTGTTGCAACCTATTAAAAGGCATATTTATCTCCCGCTACTTCCGAAGCCGCCATCTCCACGATCACTATCGTCAAGTTTATCGACCTCTAAAAATTCAATATCTTCAACTTTTTGTATGATTAATTGAGCGATCCTATCGCCCGGATGAATGTGCGCTAGCGTATCAGATGTGTTAAGTAAACAGACTTTTATTTCACCTCTGTACCCAGAGTCGATTACACCAGCAAGAACATCAATTCCCTTTTTAACTGACAAGCCAGATCTTGGCCAAATAAGACCACAGTAACCGTCAGGAATCGCTATAGATATATCTGTAGAGATTAATCTTCTTTTATGTGGATAAACTGGCTGTGATGTATTGGAAGCATATAAGTCCCAACCAGCATCAGACTTATGAGCCTTAGTCGGTACAGTGGCTTCTTCGCTAAGCAACTTGACTTTTATCATTATCTTCTCCTCCCAACCAAACAGGCATCACACACGAACCATTCTCTTCTGTGGGACTCATGCACTTTGAAAGTTTCATTGCACTGTTGACACTTCTGGGGAAATAACTTGCTAGGATTTCTTCTCTCGGTTGGAGTGAACTCAGGAGTTTCTATATCCATATGTTCAGTCCTATCGTCAACAAACTGGTTCTCTCTTGCCCTTATATCACTTACGGGAGTTCTAGAATTTTCAAGAGACTCTCTATTTACTGCAAAGTCATCGGCAACGACTCTCTGAGGTGGTGTCTTTTCCTTTTCCACGACCTGTTTTTCTTCAGGTTGAGCAGGCGCTTGGGTTTCAACATCCACCTCTAATAGAGAGTTTGCCATGTTTATTAAATCTTCGTCATTAAGAGCGATACCTTTTCTAAGTAGCTCTTTTGCTGTGTCAATTATCGACATTAGTAACCTCTTCTCTTGCCTAAGTCTTGTAACAATGTCGCCATCCTTTTGATGTTATCGACTTTCCCAGTCAATCTGTTTAGTCTGGCTTGTGACATAATTTTTAATCTATTTAGTTCTGTTGCCATTGGATTTTCTTTAACGGCAGAATAATATCTTTCTTGCCATTTTGAATATTGGCCACCATAGTTGTGTAGTTTATCTCCAATCATAAACCAAATGCTGTCATCACAAAACTCAACAACTGTCTTCTCTTTATTATAGACACCTTGCAAGTATTCTGCATGAGCAAAAAGGATAAATGAGTAGGATAAACACTTCTCCTGACCTAAAGACCTCACTTGTTCTGAAGTCAGCGCCATTATAGACTCCACCTCTTCATTCTGTTTAGATAGGTCTGCATTCCTGTCTTCAATCCAATCATCTACCTTTGAAAGGAATTCTGTTACTTTTTGTTCGTTAGTCAAATTTAGTTCTCCATTCATCCTCAGACTCATTATAATTTAACTCAATGAGTGTCATATCATTCAAGTCGCACCAAGCTCTTTTATCTTTGTCTCTAGCTTGAGCCTTGAAAAACGCCATCTTATCTTTATGAAAAAATGAATTGAATTTAAAGTGCTGTTCTCCATGCACTTCTACAATTAGACTTCTATTTGGAACATAAAGGTCTGCGTACAATAGAGATCTCCTAGAACCCGTCTTGGTTCCGGGAAGTGTAACCTCTTCTAATATTCTATCATATGGAAATATCTCTTTCAACAGTAATCTAGCTTTTTTATGTAAAGAAGACCTGTTTTTTTCACTTACTGAAGCTTGGCTTCTAGAGGGATTCCATTTCCAAATTTTACCATCAAGACCAGACACATCCATTAAAGCATTCCCTTGATTTCTTTTTCTAATATATTAAACACTTCTTCATTGGCCAGTAGAAAATTATACAGTCTCTCTTGACCTTGAAATTTAACAGCCTTCAAAACTGCCTCAGTGTCTTCTATGTTTGTTTCAGGTTTTATCTTCTTTACAACATCTGTAAAAGCAGCCATAAACTCACATGTGAACCAAGCTCCAGCCTTACCAATAAGACCTAAATCCAAACCAAGCATGATAAGCTCTTGAATCTTATCTACGCCGTGTCCATATTTGATCCAGCTTTGACATTCGGTTCCGGGCGATCCCATAGATGAACAAACAACTTTCCAGTTCACAGCTTGGCCAACCTGACGATCACTTTGAACCCAAGGGGTAATAGATTTTACTTCCATTCTTGTGTCGGCTTGGTATTGAATTTTTCTACCGCAGTCTGGCATCCTTGATGCTCCGTAGCCTGAAGTATTAGCAATAAAGTGTGTGATGATAATCAGAGTTGCTTTTTGATTTGGTACAATCTGACCCATTTTTTTGCAGAAAACAGATAAGACTTTTGGTAGTCCTGCCCGTCCGGGAGTCATATCCCCATCTAATTCTTTTGCTGGCATGAGAGCAGATGTCGAGTCGATGATACAAACACAACCCTCATTTTCTTTTGCACTAACCAATTTAACAGCAATATCTAAAAAGGTTTCTGCGCTCAAAGGTTCATCTTCAGAATGAATGATTTGCATTTTCTCTTTGTCTAAGCCATCCACACCAAGTAGATTCATTTCTTTCAGTCTACCTTCAGCGTCAAGATAGATGATTGGACGGCCTTCTTTCTGGCAGTTAGCGGCGATTTGTAATGCTGTTGTTGTCTTGCCGCACTTAGGATCTCCAGTTAGTATTACCCAAGAGCCTTCTTTAATCCCTCCACTTAATGCTAAATCAATAGCCGGACTAACAGTGACAACCTTATAGTCTTTTCTGCGCTCTAGGATTTGGTTACCAGTCGAAATTACATTACCGTATTTCTTTATGATCTCTTTTACAAACGCCGGATCAGTCTTTTTTGTCTTTGCCATTTGAGTTCCTCAACTTAGAAAAAAGAGATTTGTTGCCAAAGCTCTTCATAGGTTTTACATTTATGTTATCTTCTTCTACTTCAATAATATCACGCTGCTTGGGTTTTGGCCTTGAGTCTAAAAGCTTTTTATGGTTTTTAACTTCATCTTTTACCCACTTAGGAAGTGCAGAGTATACTCGCTTATTTTTATTTATGATGTAGTCATAGACAGCATCCTCGCCAAATTCGGAAATCATTTTATAGACCTCTTGAACTTGACGCTGATACTGTTTCTTGCGAGTTTTATTCCAGAACTTATAAGACAAAGAGCCTTCATTTTCTCTCTCTGCCTTACGTTGAACCAATATTTCAGCGATGTATTGGCCTATGGTGCAATAATCACCCGTTGAGGGTGACTTGAACCTGCTCGTTTTGCTTCTTTGTTTCGTCATTTTTCCAAATCATCCAAGAAAGATTTTCCTGAGTCATCATTCTTTTCTGAGTAAATTCCATAAATTCGCACTCTGGCCAACTATATTTCTTTACTTCTACCTCAAGATTATCATTTAATAAACCAAATGTCATGTGCTGGTAAGACGGGCCGTCTCCAGTCACCATATCAATATCTTTTGAGAAACCTCTAGCAATGAAAAAACCATCAAGGCCATTCTCATTCTCAAAAACAACTTCTTCAGGTGCGCCTATTACAATTACTTGCGCCTTTGCAACACACCTACCGTTTTCTTCACAAAACCTTTGTAATCTAAGCCACGGACTTTCCTGCACTCCCGGACGCTCATAGTCGCCCCATACGATAGTACCATCATCCAATGTACATTTCCAAGTCATAGAAATGTCTTCCATAATTAGCTTACGGATATGCTCATCTCGAACAGTACAAATCATATTAGTCTCCTTTAATTTTGTGGATCGAACCTCTGTGTCGAGGTGCTATGTTAACTTTTTCTGCCAGTCTGTCTGGCTTACTGATATCTCCAGCTGCCGATGCTTGTTCTGTCATTGTTACAGCGCCGTAGCGATCATTTCTTGCCATGAGTTCGCCAGCCTTTGGAAGTGCTGGTTCTTCATCACTATCATCTTTCTTTGTACCTGTAATAGCAGCGGAAACTGCTGGCTCTTTCTTGTTAGAGTCATCCAGCGCCTGTTGCTCAGTTAGCTTTGCTAGATGTTTACTAACAGACTTTTCGGATCTGTCAAGCTCTTCTGCAATTTCATCAGCAGCTAATCCTTGATTGTCCTCGATATACTGTTTTTCGCTTTTAGAAAGCGGGCCCTTTTTAGTCATTTTAATCCTCCATTAAAGATCTTCTTGCGCGAGTCAAAAAGATTCTATCTCTCTTTGTTAAATATTCTAAATAGTAAGCATACACATCTTCTTTAACTTTTCTAAAGTCAAAGTATGGTCTATTGTGCATATTCTTGTCTGCTCCATAAGGATCAAACAAATCGCCTCGACCATATTTAATATAGTAGGTGTTGAATTCACCATTTTCTACAATCTTGACGAAGGCATCTCG